GGTTTGCTCTGGCAGAGCCTGAGCAGTAACAGTAGCTTTCGCCATGATTTAATCTCCAATGTAAGAGCCGGGCAATATCGCCCTGGGAACAATCGTCAACATGACGACGATTCCCAATGGTCCTAAAAGGACTACGCCCGCTTTGCAACTGTAAAGTTGTTGACTGCTGTTGCACCTGCCGACAGGTCGACGCGGGCGTGGAACTGTCGACAAACCGTCGATTATTCCGCGGGCTAAGCCTAATCCGTTCGTTAGAGAACTGGCATTACATAGCGGGCGATGCTTTGCGCTGCCCGCCCTGCTCCGTTGCTAGCTTACTGGGACTGCCCCGTTGCTCGGACGAAGGAACTGGCATAGCACCGCCCGCGCCGCCAGCCGAGCGAACTCAGCGGGCAGCGCGGGCGAAAAAAAATGGGGCCCGAAGCCCCCGAGGTTAGTCGCGCGGGTGAACAGACTCGCGTACCTCCCAGCGCCCCATGATATGGTCGCGCTGGATATGACTGTTGAGGTCACGGAAACTCAGCAGCGTCAACTCGCGCTCCGAGTAACGGCAATGGATTTTGCCGAGTGTCACAGGCTTGTGCAGCACTTCGTCACGCGCCACCACACAGTCCACATAAGTAAAACAAACCAAAGTACCCCAAATATCGATCGCACTAGAAACCTTGTTCATAATAAACATCCTATAACAGAGAAAAGAAAAGGGGCCCGAAGGCCCCCGAGGTTAGTGAACGCGCACAATCTTGCGCAGGTTAGCGTAGCGAACCCAGACCTGGGCGTCCGGTGTATCGCGTATGCTCAGGTAACGACCAGTCAGAGAGCATTGAAAATCTTTGCCCGCCGCCCAGTCAGCTTTGACCGCAGCCACAGATTTATAGTCCCGCCCGTAGGCGGGCACAGCATGAATATCGTATGCCATGCCCGCGCCCCTTAGCTCAGCATCATCAGTGCGCTAATCAGCAACGCGTCCGCGTCCTCGGTGCCAGCTTTCGCTAACTCTTTGATACGCGCCGACAGCTTGTCGACCACAGCTTTGCGGGCAGCTTTCGCCGCATCAATCTCGCTAGCATTACGCCGCTCGATTTCAGAAATGACTTTCTGAGCCTGAGCCACGGACTTTTTGTCGCCCTTGGCCAACAGGTCGGCCTTTTGCTCTTCGAGGTCGCCATCCGAAAACGCAGCCATGGCCGCGACCGCTTTGGCTTTCGCCTCAGCTTTGCGAACAGCATCTTTGGCCTCTGACTTTGGTTTGACGAAATCAAAGGTAGACACCACGCGATTAATAGACCGCTCCCAGACTTTCTGCGCCGCGTCCTCGGTGCGCCCCTTATCAATGATGCCGCCCTTGAAGTAATCCCGAACAATCAGGAACTCCGAGTAAACCAAACCATGCACAATGTCATGGAGGTTTGCGTCCAAGACATCCAACGCCGCTTTGCCGCGCGCCATCAATCCTTCAGCAGCGAAGGTTTCTTCGCCAATGTTGAAGAGCGTATCCTGCAATTCCACAGCAGGACGATCGCCAATCATTGGCACGACGACCGCAACAGCGGACGCAACGAGGGTTTGCTCTGGCAGAGCCTGAGCAGTAACAGTAGCTTTCGCCATGATTTAATCTCCAATGTAAGAGCCGGGCAATATCGCCCTGGGAACAATCGTCAACATGACGACGATTCCCAATGGTCAGCCAATCTCGCTGCCCATGTAGTTACTATATCAAACCCATAGGATTCAGGGTGATTCTCCACATCCAGACAACGATGGTCGGAGCCATGCTGAGCCATGCCCGCGTTGACCTATGCCCTAGAAAAAAAATTCGCTTTCAACCCGCGCCGGTGACGCTCACAAAAAATCGCCGTCAACCCGCGCCGGTACGGTATACCCACCCCCCAAAATCTCTCTCCGGAAAGGGTCCCCCGACGTACACAGTGTTTCGCGCACCCGAAGAGCAAAATTTAAAAACACCCCCGGGTACTAAAAAGGTACCCCGGCAGACCCCACCCCCCTCTAAAAAATTGGGCCCCCCTTTGCCATGGGGTTCTATATGTGTATACTGCTCATATATTTTTCTGGAGTGCACCCTTTCCTCCATGATGTTGCATATAACACCTGAACAAACCGTTCCGTACCCGACAAGTATGGAAGACGAAGAAGCGCCCACTCTGCGTGAGAACATGCAGATTGCGTCCAATACTGCCGCCGTCCTTAAAGGAATGGGCGCGGTGTTTGAAGAGGAGCCCGACGCCCAAGTCGAGGCCGACGCCGTATTTGCAGACTTCGCCAAGCTGGCGGAGCAGCAGTACGAAGAAGCGATGGCCCCCGACAAACCCAAACGGGGCCCCGGGCGTCCACCCAAACCGAAGATTGAGAAGAACCCGATAGCTCTCCAGCGCCCATCCGTGGCCGAGCGGATTGGCACCATGCTCCGGGAGTACAACAATCCGTTTGTTGCAGACGCAGCGGAACTACGCCAAGTGGTGACCAACAAGTTGTTGGACTTAGCGGGCTGTGGAGACCCGCGGATAGAGATTAAGGCGACGGAGATGCTGGGCAAGATTTCCGACGTTGGGCTGTTCTCGGACAAGACCGAGATAACCGTGACCTACAACAATGTTGCCGACATCGACGAGGCCATCAAGGACAAGATCAGAAAGATGATGCGCCTGCACGCGGTCGACGTAACTCCGCTGGGCATGGACATCGACGAGGAGCTAGGGTTAACCCCTATTCGGACCATAGGAGTTGATGAAGAAGTAGAGGAAGTAGAGGAAGCGGGCGAGAAAGAGTCCGCGGGCGACGCAGAGAAAGCCGACGATGCAGACGCGTGAAATAGAAAACTTGGACCCGGAGTTCAAGGCGCTGCTTTCGCAGCTGCATAAGCTACCCGAGGCGAGCAAGTTTCAGATTTTGCAGGACTTGGAGAAACGCTGGCAGCTTCTTGAGAAGGAAAAGTCCCAGACTACGTTCATCGGGTTCGTGAATAAGGTGTGGCCGGAGTTCATTTCCGGGCGGCACCACAAGATTATGGCCAACGCGTTCGAGCGGGTCGTGAGTGGGGAGTGCAAACGGCTGATTATCAACATGCCACCCCGCCATACCAAGTCAGAATTTGCTAGTTACCTGCTGCCAGCGTGGTTTCTAGGTAAATACCCTAATAAGAAGGTGATTCAGAGCTCAAATACGGGTGAATTGGCGGTCGGATTCGGTCGAAAAGTGCGAAATCTGGTCGATTCGGACCTCTACAAGGAGATTTTTCCTGAGTTGCACCTGCAACAGGACTCCAAAGCCGCTGGACGGTGGAATACCAGCAAGGGCGGCGACTATTTTGCTATTGGTGTGGGGGGTACGGTCACCGGGAAGGGTGCAAACCTGCTAATTATTGATGACCCACACTCGGAACAGGAGGCTGCACTCGCTGCAACCAACCCGGACGTGTTCGATAAGGTCACGGAGTGGTACACATCCGGGCCGCGCCAGCGTCTCCAGCCGGGCGGGGCAATTATTATTGTGATGACGCGGTGGGCGCAGCGGGATTTGACCGGGCAGGTGCTCAAAGCAGCCGCGGGCAGGGGAGGAGAGCAGTGGGAAGTGATTGAGTTTCCCGCCATCATGCCTTCGGGTAAACCCTTATGGCCTGAGTTCTGGTCGCTGGAGGAGTTAGAGGCGTTGCGCGTTGAGCTGCCTAACAGTAAGTGGCAAGCACAGTATCAACAGAATCCTGTCGGGAATGAGAGTGCAATTATCAAGCGGGACTGGTGGAAGTGGTGGGAGAAAGAAACTCCGCCTAGTTGTAGCTACATATTGCAGACTTGGGACACCGCGTTTGAGAAAAATAATCGTGCCGACTATTCAGCGGGCACGACTTGGGGGATTTTCTATCTGGATGAGGACGAGACCCAGCCGAATATTATTCTGCTGAATGTGTACAAGAAGCGGGTCGAGTGGGTCGAGCTGAAACGCGACGTGCTGGAGCAGTACAACGAGTGGGAGCCGGACGGGGTGTTGATTGAGAAGAAGGCGACCGGTGCGCCGCTGGTGTATGAGTTGCGGTCCATGGGTATCCCCGTGCAGGACTACACACCGAGTAGAGGTCAGGACAAAATTGCCCGCCTTAATTCGGTATCAGACATAATTGCCTCGGGCAAGGTATGGATACCTAGAACCCGGTGGGCTGAAGAATTAGTAGATGAGATTGCAGAATTTCCGTCCGGCCAACATGACGACTTGGTTGACGCTACGACTCTGGCCCTGATGCGGTTCCGGCAAGGACAGTTTCTGCGACTGCCTAGTGATGCTCCGGATGAGGAAAAAGTTTTCAAACGCCGTAACGCGGTGTATTACTAAGGACATATATGGCCACAGGTTTGATGGATAAGGGTATGTACGCGGCTCCGCTAGGGCTAGGTAGTATGGATGACTTAATGGAGCCGGACCTAGAGATTGAGATTGAGAATCCGGACTCGGTCACGATGAGTGACGGGTCAGTTGAGATTACGCTGGAGCCGGGGAAAGAGACAGACAGCGAGTTCAACAAGAATCTGGCCGAGGACATGGACGACAGCGAGTTGATGAAGATTGCTGGCGACTTGATGGAGTTGGTCGATGCGGACATTCAGTCGCGCAAGGACTGGACGGATACCTACGTCAAGGGCTTGGATGTGCTGGGGATGAAGTACGAAGAACGTACTGAGCCGTGGAACGGAGCGTGTGGGGTGTTCTCCACTGTGCTCACCGAAGCGGCCATCCGGTTCCAGAGTGAGACTATCACCGAGACGTTCCCGGCAGCGGGCCCGGTCAAGACGGAGATTATTGGAGCCATCGACCGGTTGAAGGAGGAAGCAGCTGAGCGGGTTCGGGATGACATGAACTACCGGTTGACCGAAGAGATGCCGGAGTACCGGCCTGAACACGAGCGGATGTTGTTCAACCTCGGGTTAGCGGGCGCGGCCTTCAAGAAAGTGTACAAAGACCCGGGCTTGGGTCGGCAGACAGCTATCTTCGTGCCTGCTGAAGATGTGATTATTCCCTTCGGGTCGAGCGGTGCACGCAGTGCCGAGCGGGTTACGCACATCATGCGTAAAACAAAGAACGACCTGAAGAAGCTGCAAGTGGCGGGCTTCTACAAGGACGTGGAGTTGGGCGAGCCGGTGATGAACTTCACGGACGTGGAAAAGAAGAAAGCCGACGAGCAAGGCTACAGCCTGACGGATGATGACCGCTATCAGTTGTATGAGGTGCAGGTTGAGTTTGACCTGCCCGGGCATGAGTCGGAGGATGGGGTTGCGCTGCCTTACATCATCACCATCGACAAGGGCACGAACAATGTGTTGTCCATCTACCGTAACTGGGAGGAAGATGATGAGACTCATCAGAAGCGTCAGCACTTGGTGCAGTATGACTACATCCCGGGCTTCGGCGCGTATGGCATGGGTCTTATTCACATCATCGGGGGCTACGCCCGCGCTGGTACTTCTCTCATTCGGCAGTTGGTGGATGCGGGCACGCTGAGCAACTTGCCGGGCGGGCTGAAAGCACGCGGCATGCGCGTCAAGGGTGATGACACGCCCATCGCGCCCGGGGAGTTCCGAGATGTTGATCTCCCGAGCGGGGCCATCAAGGACAACATCATGACGCTCCCGTACAAGGAGCCAAGTCAGGTGTTGTTGGCGCTGCTCAACCAGATTACCGAGGAAGGTCGGCGCTTGGGTTCCATCGCGGACATGAAGGTCAGCGACATGAGTGCCCAGTCTCCTGTGGGCACGACGTTGGCACTGCTTGAGCGGCAGCTCAAGATCATGGGGGCTGTCCAAGCCCGCGTGCACAACTCCATGAAGCAGGAGTTCAAGCTGCTCAAGAACATCATCCGCGACAACATGCCGGAGGACTATGACTACGAGCCGGTGGGTGGTGACCGCACGGTCAAGCAAGCGGACTACGACATAGTTGAGGTCATTCCGGTCAGCGACCCCAACAGCAGCACGATGGCTCAGCGCATCATGCAGTATCAGGCGGTCATCCAGTTGTCGCAGGGCGCTCCGCAGATTTACGACCTGCCGCAGTTGCACCGCCAGATGATCGAGGTCCTAGGAATAAAGAACGCAGAGAAGTTGGTGCCCATCGAGGACGACCAGACTCCGCGTGACCCCATCAGTGAGAACATGTCGTTCCTCAAAGGGGAACCAACGAAGGCGTTTATTTATCAGGACCACGATGCACACATTGCAGTGCATACGACGTTCATGGAGGACCCCATGATTGCGCAACAGATGGGGCAGAACCCGATGGCGCAGCAGATGATGGCAGCAATACAGGCGCACCG